AATAAGGGTATCCTAACATAATTTAATCAAATTGTAAAGCTTTTAAGAGGTAGTAACAGTTGTTCTGCTTCCACCTTTTGTAGCAAATTCATATATTTTATATTTCATTATAACACTTGCTGACAAATAATCAATATCAGCAGCTTGTTGGTCAAAACTCAAACCTGACAATGACACAGGAAACATATCAGAAAACCTTACTTCAATATTACTATTGTTTTTACTAGTTAATACATTAAGAGTTGCGTCTGAATATACAGGTCCTAATGGAGTTGGTCCATACTTAACCTTACCAGCGTCTGTCTTATCACTACCACTCCCCTGTATTGGAAATCTGTCCTTAGCGGCGTCCACAAGAGTTTTATGTTCTGAATGGTCTCTAGGAAATCCTAAACCTGTCAACCAACCATGTATCTCTCTATAGTTTTCTAAATTTTCATCAACCAAAAAAGACATCTCTAGGTCACCATATGTTAATACGGTACCAGGTGTAGGTATAACCTTTAATGGAGTTGCTTGTTCATCCGTACCTAATCCAACACCAGGAATATTAACTGCTGTACAGAAATATTCCACCTTAGGCAATTTGAGAATAGAAAACTTAAACTGCGTTGGAGAGGCGTAATCAAACTTAGTCGGTTGTCTTTGTATTGCGCTTGTTGTTGTCATACTTATATTTATCCATCCTGGAAGGAGGCCAAAAAAAAGGCGGCCATAAAGACCGCCTTTTTAGTATCGTTGAAAACTCAACAAGTATTACATCAAGTTACTTACTCTAACTCTTTGGTAATATCTGTTTGCGTTAGCAGAACCAGCGTCATTTACTGCCGTAGCAGCACCTGACTGAGCACCAGTTTCAGCGAACGGATTAGCAACTAAGCCATATCTCGTTTTGAAACCGATTTTCGGTTGGAAAGTATCTTGACCAACTGCTCTAACCATTTGTAATGGTACATAAGGACAGTAGAACATACCTGCGTCATAAGGTGAAGTACCTTTATAACCAACAACATAGTATTGTGTTGCTGAGCTATTAGCTGAGTATGGGTCAATATAAACTTTAAATCTGCCGTTAAGAACACCTGCAAATGTATTGCCTGTGTCATCAACACTCAAATTATTGTTTAATGCTGGTGTGTAATCTAGGACACCCGCCATTTGAAGAGCAGAAGCTACATCAGCTGAACAGATAATCATATTACCTTTTCCTCTACGAGTTCTTTGTGCTATTCTATTTGCGTCACGCTCTAGTTGGAACATAAGTCCTTTGAATCTCTCAACTGACCATCTACCATTAGAGTCTGTGTCTAAATCAAAGATACCTGCTGTAGTTGTATTCGTAGCAGCACCTTTTTCAGCGTTAATATAAATTGTTCTAACAACTTCTCTGTTAATCTCTGCTAAAATTTCAGCAGAAAGAATGTTTGCAAGCTCAGTTTCAGCGTCTAAACCATGGATTGCTTTTAAGTCTTGAGCAAGTTCCATTGTATATTCAGCTTTAAGAGCTCTTGATTTAGCAGTAACAGTTGATTTCTCAATTGAGAATGCCATTTCAGCAAATGCATTTCCACTAGCGTCACCTAATGCTTCAGCCGCAGCTGTAGTCATTGCTGTACCTTTTGTGAAAGTACCAGCAGGTGAGTCGTTTAATGCACCTGGGTTAGTGCCATCGTGTTCAGTAGATGAATAACCATCTACAGCACTTCCAGCAGCATTTCTACCAGTGAAGTCGGTATCAGCTTCGTCAAACATAGCTTCTCCGCCAGTTTGTGAAGTGTATCTACTTCTCATAGCAAAAATCAGTCCTGTCGGACCAGTCATTGGTTGTACGCCAGCAATATCGTATGCGATTAAATTCGGCATAGCTCGTCTAACCAAAGAAATTAGGATTGGATCCCAATTTGCAACACTTGAACCTGTTGCGTTAGTCGGAGCAGCTTCAGATAAAAACGCTTGGTCTTCCTTTGAAGCTCTTTCTTGGTTTTCCAAGATTACTGATGTAACGGCTCGTCTGTATGAGTCCTTGATTTCTGGTAAATCAGGGTGCTCTAACACAGGCTGCCATTTTTTTTCGTGTGTTTCGGATAAGTACATTTTTATTTTCTCCCTTTTTCCGTATTTAAACTATGATATTTTCATATCTTTAGTTTTGCTTATAGCGGCAGTGTAAGCAGCCATAGCTTTAGATAGGTCTTCGTGAGAAGTCATATCTCCAGCCGCCACATCATCTAATTTGTCTTTAACTTCGCCTTTATTTCCAAAATATGATTCTTTAATAGTTTCACATTTTTCCTTAAAGCCTTCTGCGTCAGACCATTCAATTTCTTCAGCAAGTTTAGCAAATTTTTCTTTTGCTGTATCAGCAAGGTCACTTGCAACTTCACCCATAATTTCCGTACGAGTTTTGTCGTTATTGTCCTTGTTTAATTCAACATTTTTTTCAATCTGCTCATTGAGTTTCTTTTCCAAATCTTCTATCTTAGAAGCTTGGTCTTCAAGTACATTGTACTTTTCATCAGGAACATCAATGTAATGCTCAGCAAATAGTTTTTTAAGTCCGCTGATAAAATCTTCAGCAATCTCACCTTTAATGCCTCTTTCAAGAGCGATTTCGTTTTCTTTCATCCACTCTTCAACAACATAAGATAAGTAGCTGTCAACTTTTTCAGTTAACTCTGACTTTGCTTTTGCACTTTCTTGCTCTAATTTATTTTGATAATCAGCTTCCATTGACTCAGCAATTTCAGTACATTTAGACTTAATAGCTGCTTCAAATATAGTAGAAGCTTTTTGTTTAAACTCTTCTGACAAGTCGTTCTCTCCAGCGACCAAAGCGTCAACATGTTCTTTGACATCAAGTTCCTTTTCTTCTTTAGCAGAAACATTAGCTGTGCTATGTTTAACTTCTTTTTTCTTATCTGCTTCTTTAGAAACTTCACCAGCGTCTAATGTTTCCTTAACATCTTCGCCTTTTTTCTTCTCAATTGCTTTTTTCAAAGCAGGTGGAAGTTCGCCTTCTTTAACTTCTTTCTCAGTAGATTTCTTTTCAGTTTCTTTGTCTTGCTCTTCTTTTTTCAAAGTAGGCATAGCGTCTGGCTTGCCTTCATGTTTTTGAGGAGCCTGACCAGAAACTTTTTTAACTTTTTTAGTTGCGTCAGGATTGCTGTCCGTAGGTTTTACAACAGCTGGTCCTAAATCTTCGGCATCATTTTTCAGATGAGTAGGCTCAGCCGCTACAGCATTCTTTTTCGGAGCATCCGCTTGAGAATTCACCGAATTCGCTTCGCTTACTGCTTCTTGCTCTAACGCCGCTAAATTTTTTTCTGTATCGGCCATTTGAGAAATCTCCTTTTTAAAAATAACTAGTTATTTTTTCTCTTTATTAATAGATATTTATAAGATTAAAGATTTTCAAGAAAGGATTTAAACACATTTGCTTTAGCTTCCGCTAATTTCAATGCTTTGGCTTTCTTGATATGTTCTTTATACTCTTCAATATCTTGTGCTTTTATAACACCATTATCCCATACCCACTCTTTATTTTCCATAATACCTTCTACGAAGGCTTCTGGAGCTGAGGGGTCAGCAACAATGTCAGCGGCTGTGGCTAAATAGAAATCGTTACCCACATAGTTAACGCCACCTTTTTGAACCAAGGAACCCATACCTCTTGAAGATACTCCTAGTTGAGCGCCTTCATTAATAAGACCTTTTACAATCTTACCGTATGGTGTGTCCATGATTTTTGCTTCACCGATATAATTTTTGCCTTCAGGTTTTAGAGAAGTAATCATATGTGATACTCTCTCTAAATTAACTACCGGACCATCTGGATGGCCTAGTTCACCGAATGCTCTCTTTTTATCAATGAATTCTCTTGTGTATCTGTTTACTTCTTTTCCCAGGATATTGCTTTCATATACTCTTCCATTTCTATTTTTAATATCCGATTGTAAAAAGATACCACGAATTTTATAATCCTTCTTACCGTTGGTTTCCTCAACCAAAAAATTTGCTTGTATTTCTTCCGATATAAGTTTCATAGTTGTTCTCTCTTTGTACTAACTATTTATAAGGATTCTTACCTAAACTCTGCAATTATCGTGTAATTATCACCTAAAGCAAAGTTTTTGGTAGATAATAGTACATCTCCTGTAGGTGTGGTAGAATTATTAACTACTTCATTACCAGCAGTTCTTAAATCCATATAACCATTACCACCTAATAGTAATGCTGTAGAATTAGTTTCTCCGTCCCACACTAACTCAATTGCTGACTTACTATTTGATGTATTAACTGAATACCATACTCTTGATATTTTTCTATTACCGTCTTCGGTCATAAATGTTAGTTCGCTAGCGTCTACCTTTTTAACTAAGGTCTCACCTGTACCATCTGAAACATTGGTCATCTTAATTACAAACTTAACACCAGAGGTATCTGCTATTGTTTGTGTTGTTACTGCGTCAGCCATTATTCTTCCTTCCTATTATATAATTTTTTGGATTTAATTATACGTGGTTTATATTTAGGTGTGCGTAGTTCTTTTGCACACTTATTCGAGGATAAGTTTTTTAATTGTGTGTGAGCCATCTATGTTTATCTCAATCTCCGCTTTGGATTTAATACATTTATATTGAATAGATTTACCTTTAGATGTTCTTTCTGCTACTCGTTTATGTTTAAGACAATCACTTAAAGTGGCTTGTATTCTGTGTTCAACAATCTCATGGTTTACAATCATAAGTAGGGCAAAAATTATATCTATCATTTAACATATCCATTCTGTACTTTTAAATTTCTATGTTCTTCTTGAACTTTTTCAAGAGTTGTTTGTAGCTTTTCTAGTTGTTTTTGTAAGAACTCAATATTAACTTTATTGTGCATACCTTCTTC